GCTATTTTCCTTTCTGCAAGGATTTTTTTCCTTTCTTCTTTTACTGTTCCGTCTGCATAGCCGTTTCTATAGTTATGTTTGAATGTATTTTGTTTTCTAATATTGCTAGTTAGATCAGTTTTGATATTTGATTCTGCCTGTTTTTTTATTTTTTCTATTTCTTGGTTTTTTTGTTGAAGTTTTCTTTCAAGTTCTTGAATTTTTTTAGGATCATCTTCTGTAGAAATAGTGGTTTGTGAATTGGAAGTGTTTTTGTTACTTGGCAATATTAAATTAATTCAATTTTCATATATTAGAACTATGTAGATTTTTTAGGCTTTGGTGGTAATGGTGATCCTTTAGTCATAGTTATTTTGTTGCCAAATGCATCCTGCATACTATTACTTTCTCCTAATGGCTCTTTCTCAGTATCAATCTTTCCTTCCAAGTTGTCAATGTTTAGAATCTTTCCTGCAGCTTCTGCCTTGAATCTGAATATCTTATTTAGTTCTACAAATGCTCCTACAATATCAGCCCATGAATCTATTTTTACATCCGTAAACTCTGCTTCTACTCTAAACTTTTTTAGAATATCTGGCTTGTCTGCATAAAATTTCTTAAAGTTTTTCATATAATGTTGATTTGTAAATACCTTAATTACTGGCATTCGCTTTCTTGGTATTTCTGTTTCTGCAAATACTCGTAATATTCCCATTAATGTATCACGATTAGGATCTTTTTCTTTTGCCACTAACGCAGTAGGAACTTGTGCTACTTTAGCTGCAGCTTCTGCGTGGTAATGTGCCATATCAATCATTCCAGAAATATCAGGCTTTGTATCTATGTGGTGTACTACTAGATCATTTTTTGGATCTTTTAGTGCTGTATGGTTTGGCTGACCTGCTACCATTGTATTGATAAATGTCTGTCCTTGTGATGCTTCGTTAGCAGTTCCCTTTTCATCTCTTTTAGTTGCAACTATTGTAAATGGTGCATAGCCAATTGATGCGATGTTTGGAAAGTCTCTATCTATGAGTTTTCTTAATGATCTACCATTGCCTAACATTCTTTGCTCTAATGAATACCCATATCCCTTACCGTTGTAAATTGGTGATTCTTCCATATGTGCAAGATAGATCATATCGTCCTTGTCTAGCATATTAGCTGAAAACATAAGTGATACTCTTTTGATATTGAATGTTTTTTGTGATACCTCAATAAAATTAATGTCTCTTGGATGCTGAACCTTGTAAATTGTTTCAATATTATCCCATTTCTTATCATTCCACTCAAAGAGATTTTCTGGATCTATTTCTCTTGTCATTAGATCTCTGCCAAAGATATAATGATTTCTGATTAGTGCCTCTACCTTAGTATTCCAATCCTCTTTGATTCCATCTTCCTCATCGTCTGATTCATTATGCTCGCCTATCCATCTATCTAATGCAATTAGTGGCTCTAATAGATCCTGATTATCATCAATTAATCTTTCAAGAGCTTCTTCCTTTGTTTCCTTTACTTTTTTTGTCTTGGGTTTTTGCTGTATATTTTCTTGTGTATTTTCTGGATCTTGGTTTTGTTGCTGTTGGTTTTGTATTTTTTTATCTTCTACTTCCTTTTCTTCTAGTTCTATATCATTTTCGTTTACTATCTTTAGTATTGGTTTTATTCCCATTCCAACCAAAAAGGCAACTACAACATCAATTATGGTTCCACAAATTGTGTGAGTGTAAACGTCTTGGAATACAATAAGATCTAAAGCAGTGTAAGGATTCCAGAAAAATTTAGGTAATACATTATTATTGTTATCCAATGTTCTTGCAGTAAATGGTGTAGGTGACGATAATATTTTTCCTGAATTGTTAATATCTACATCAATTGCCTCCATTGTATTTCTTGGAGTATAATTATTTAGAAAAGATTGATGGCCATCCATTGATACTTCGGGCATATTTGGATCAAGTGGTCCGTCTACTGCAGTTCTAGTTATTGGATGAAATATTGTATGCCAAATTTTTTGCCTTTTCTCTTTTTTCTCTATACTCTTTTTCATGTATGAGAGGTATACTTTTCGTTCTTCTGGTGATAGTTTCTTATCATCTCCAAATACTTTGGTTAGTCTTCTGGTTCTGTTTACTGTAGCCTTTGAGATCTTTGTTCCCTCATCCTTTAGAATCTTTACAATATCATTTGCTGATTTATCCTCATCTAGTAATTCTAAAATTCTTTCTTGTAACTCTGTATCCAATCATATTACCTATGAGTCGATTTGAGTCGAAGGATATATGAGAATTATTTACACAGTTGGAGGTATTGTAATAGATTCAACGACAGTTGACCTACCACAAGTTTTACAAATTAATTGAAAAGTATTTTCTTTAATCTCTAAAGTATTTTTATCTCTTATTGATGCTTCAGATAATTCTAAATTAGAAGATGTACAAAAACTACAGGTTTTGTCTTTGAAATCTAACATGTTTTTGTAAACTCAGTATAATATTTAAAACATACTTTAGAGGGTTCTGTCAAGTGTACGAGGCTTTGATTTGAGATCTTCTCTTGTAAAGTGTCGAGACCCAATTTTCATAAACATTCCTATTATATATACGTGGATTATAGGATATTTGGAATTATTAGAAACATGAAAGGAATTGATCGCATCAGATATAATTTTGTCAGGTGGTGTTATATCACCACCTAGCATCTTTAACGAAGATGGTACGATCAACCCATGCAATTTTTAATAATTCCATTACAATCTAAAAATGTTACTATGTTATTTTGATTGTATTCCCATGTATCTCAAAGGTCATTTTATCAGGTTTTCCTAACATTTTGATAATTGGTATTGGAATACTACTTTGGTATCCTCTATGTACATTATGATTTATTGATACGGTAAACTCTTTGGCATCTTTTTTCCACTTTGGCACAATGTATTATAAAAATCCGTATATAAAAATGTTATTTACGTATATACAATACATTATTATAGTGTATATAGTATCTACGTAGATATGAACCTAAGAGAACAAAGAGCTCAGAAGATAACAGACGATCATATACTAAAGCCCCATACAGTTGACAGAACCCTTTAGAGTAATAAAATCTAATTATATTGTCTCATTCGTTTCTCTGGATGCTCGTCACAGTCACATTTTTTCTTTTTCTTTTTTTCAGGCATTAATAAAATCCAATCCCATGATCATTTTTCATATATGGTATTGGAATAGAGAACCACGTTCTTTCCTGGTATGGTTCTGGATGTGTTACTATTGTAAATTTGGCATATCTTAATTCTTTTGAATTTTTAACAGGTGCTGAAAAAACTCTTTTTCCTAATCTTTTCCCCTGCTTAATAATTTTTTTAGCTAAATTATACTGTTTCATATCTCCAGGTAATTGCATTGCTTCTTCATAGGTGGCTTCATATTTTGGATTTAGCAAAGATAATTTCATTTTCATTAATTTTAATAAAATTAACTATTATTAAAATGGCATCAATACTCATACTGGTGATAGTTACAAAGGTATGTGTTATTTTTTAATACTACTGCGGGCATGTTACACTCTTTTACATCACAAGTAGTTGACTTGCTCATCTAATAACCTCCAAACGGATCAGGTGTGGTAAATTGTGAAAATGTTATTGGTCCAGGTGATCTACTTTTCCACAAATCCCATCCAATAAATGCATAGTTACATGCTTGTAATGCATCATCAGGTTCAGAATCTTTATGAATGTATTTTATGTATTGCTGACCTGTTGATTTGAGATTTGCCTTTTCTCCTTCTAGTGCTACAAATTGTTTTACTATCCACTTGATGGATTCAAAATCTGCTCCAGGTAATATTACCCTGTTTGATGCAAACTCGCTATCAATATGTGGATGTTTGATTAAATCAATAATTCTATTTATGGAAAAAGTTCTATCAATAACATAACGCATTTCTGATTCTTGTTTTATTATTTCTTCGTTAGTTGGTATTGGTTTCTCTGGCCTTACCTGATATGTCACTCTAGCAGAACGTGTACCATATCTACTCTGTATAGCTTGAACTCTATCAGGTGCACCTCCTGCATCTATACAGATAAAATCTGCCTCATATGCATCTATTAGATTAACACATATCTCTTCTTGTTGTTTTGTATCATTTGTTTCTACTTTCTCAACCCAGAGTAATTTGAATATTGGAGCTGTCTCATCTATACATTGCCAAATCCATAGTATAGTCTTACCACCACCTCCCCAGTCTATTCCAATTATTACATCTCCTGCTTTGTGATCAACATCATCTGCTTTGGTAAGTGAGTATGTATTATCAAATAGATTTAGCATGTCTTTTGTAGTAATTGGTTTTAACTCACCTTCAACAAACTCTGCCAGTACGTTTCGTCTAAACTCTACTTGGGTATAATTAAGATCATTTAGTTTGTATTCTATGCTCCATTCAGGCGATACATGATATTTTTCAATTGCATCTTGTATAGTTAATGGTATTCTAGGATTGAATGTTTGTGGTAGACAATAGCCATGACGTGCATAGTTTTTAGGATTATCTGGTGTCCATTTACCATCTTGTATATCAATCATGTAATCTCCATACACTAATCCTTCTGAATTAAACTCTAAATCTGCTCTCCATGACATGTTTTCATATCCCAAATAATTTTCTCCACGTTTGTAGTGGTATTTCATTTGGTTTGTGCTCTTCCATAAATTGTAATAATCACTATCAACAAAGCCACCAATTCCTGCAATTACTGTATCACCCATAGTATCTGATTGTGTCTCACGAGCATTCTGAAAATACTCCCAATCATGATCCTGACCCTCATCTATTACCATTCTTTTATTTGATTTACCTTGGGAGTTTTCCCATTTAGCACCAGGAAGTAACATATCAATTATGGAGCGAGTATAAGTTTCAACTTTGTTTGTAGCGCCAATATTTGAGCCAATTGATTTTAGATATTTTGATAGGGGTTCTGTTCCAAATACATCTTGTCTGAATTTGTTATTTGAGAATGTCCTTAGTGCATCTAGTTTGAAATTAAAATATGTCTGATCATAATCATAGTTAGTTGTTGCATAGTATGCTAGATCAGATGCAATCATTGTGGTTTTTCCCCACTGCCTGCCCCATAGTAAGAACTTGAATGGATGCTTATCTTCTACAACATCAATTAACATTGGTAAATATTTGAGACGATTTGATTGGCCTTTAATTATTGGTCTACAGTGATACTCCCACTGCATTCTATCTGTTGGTAAGATAGGAAGTTCGTTTTCTATCTCTGTGTTTGTTTTGAAATTGATTAACTTTGCAAGCTGTATCTGTTCCCTTCTTTTCTGAATTCCATCAGACTCCAAAATCGGATAAATTGATGGATTCTTCTTCCTTGCCAATTTTATTTTTTACCTCCTCTATGATTATCTGCTTTGTTGCTTCTTTGTATGCTGATATGTATGGTATCATAGTTTCTGTTATTTTTGCAAGTATCAGTGTGTTTTTGAGGTTGTCATCTTCGTTTTTTGCATTTTCATACATCATTTTTTTGATATTCAACAGCTCATCAATTGTGTTTATGTGATCTTCAAGAAAGTTTTTTGCATGCTCAAATGCTCTCTTTCTTGTTTCTGCTGAGATGTGACCGCATGTATAGTAAAATTTCCTTGGAGACATTTCATGCCCTTCCTCTTTAAGATATGCCAATGACTCTTCTTCTGTAAAGTTCATTGCTTTACATGCCACTATACACAATTCCATATCATTTAGAACCATGAATAATGTAATTAATTATAACCAAAAAGAACTATTTTAGGAAAAATAGAGATGACATTTACGCATTAGAAAGTTCCCCCATTAGCAAAATAACAATTCTTACAAAGTATTCCCATTCCTGTTACAATGAGTTTTTGATTCTTTCTATTACAACCACCACATTGGTTCTTTTCTCTATGATTGGAACAGGTGTATTCTATTTGAGGTAAACACTCCGAACAACCTTTATTCAATTTGGTATTTTTCAATGATACTCAAACCCCAATCTTCTAAGTTTATCACGTAATGCTTTGAAAACACCATCACGGTTATCTTGTTGTTCTATTGCAATAGTTTTAGTTATTGGCATAAATAATTAATTCTTCTGGTATATGATTCTCAGTGTTACAGTTTTCACATTTTCCAGTTTTAACAATATGCTGTAATTGTTCTTTGTATAGTGGGGTCTGACAGTACCTGCACTTTGTTACAGTTTTACTAGTAAATTGTTTTCCGCAATCATAACATTCAACATCTGAAGAGTCTGGTTTTATTCTTATTCTCCAACCATTACACTCTACACATTGATTTCCTAGATAATCTAAAAATATTGCAACATCCCTTGAATGTGGTTTTAACAGATATAGATCACTTATCTTATCTCCCTTCTGATACCTGGATAATTGTTTTGTAGTAAGTATATCTTTTTTCTGTTCTTCTAATAATTTGGTTCTTGCCTTCATGTACATTATTCCACCATCAGTTAAATCACCTGATGCTACTGCCACACATTCAAGTAAAACTTGTTCTGTATTTGTTGGGATCTTTGTCTTCCCATCAAAAGCATACTTGCAGTTCTCAATAATTGATATTGTTTGTTTATAAAATTCTCTAGTTTGTTTTTTTCCAAAAATATCTTCAAATGGTTTCATCTCTTTTACTTTTGTAATTCCTATATCACATATTTCCTTAATATAAGAAAATATTTCAATCATACTTTGATTATTAGTATTTAAAGAACTATTATCAGGTGACGTATACGGCGCCTCTGCTGAATTAAATTTTTGGTCAGTGTAACCATTCTCTGACATTACTTCACGCCACCAACCACTAATAGCTACTTCATCAAGTTGTTGCTGAGATGCGTTTAATTTTTTTAAATGTTCTCTCTTTTTTTCAATAATAATTTTTTTAGCTATTTTAGAAATTTGATGTCTGGGGATATTTTCTGTTTGTAATTGGGTTGCAAGTTTTAACCAGCAATCCTTTAGTGAATCATTTCCTTTCTCAGATTGTATCTCCTCTAATGCTGCAACTTCTGCAAGTCTATATGCTTCTATAGATGGTTTTACAGATAACTCTTGACTCATCCCAATTTTTGTAAGAGACTTTTTAGTTAAAAAACTTTACGATTAGGTTACTAACTGCAATAATGTATTACTCATAGTCATTTTATTACGTCAAAAGTGCAATATCACATACTATTGAATTAGATCTATATATAATATCTAACTATCTCTGATAGTTTTGTAAGCGATATTTGCATGCTTGATGAATTTCTCTACTTCTTCTGGTGAAGGCACTCTTAATCTTGCATTAATATCATATGGATCGGATTTGAGTCTAATATCTTGAATCATAAACCCATTTGTTCCATCATATATTATTACAGGTACTTCTTCATATTCATCTAATTTTTTATAATTGGGTTTTCTTCCTAGTTTTTCTTTTGTCTTTTTTACTGCTTGGACTATTTGTTCTAAATCTTCAATAGTTGTAGGTTTTACACTAGATAATTCATTAAGTGAGAAACCTAAAGTGTTGAATCTTCCTGTTTTATCGTCTATTTCGAATTTCATGCTAATTCATCCGTATGTGCTTCATCATAAGAAGTAGAGAAATTCATCAAGCATGCAAATATCGCTTACAAAAC